CTTCATCCCTCACACCATCGACACGAACATTTTCCGTCCCGGACAAATAATCGATGGCGGAACTGGACGTAAATATCTCAAGGCCAAAGACGACGAATTCGTTTTCGGAATGGTTGCCGCCAACAAAGCCAACAAACACGTTCACCGAAAAGCGTTCTCCGAAGCCTTCCTAGCGTTTGGGGTTCACGTCAAGAAACACCCGAAGTCAATTCTCTATGTTCACTCCGAAGTCACTCCACAACTTGGAGGCTTTGACCTTGGACGCTTGGTGAAGGTCGCTGGAATCCCTCCCGAGAATGTTGTGTTCCCCGACAATATGAGATTGAGACTCGGGTTCACCGACGAGGAAATGGCGGCGATTTATGAAGGCATCGATTGCCTACTCGCTCCGAGCTATGGAGAAGGCTTCCAAGTTCCCCTCATCGAATCAATGAGCGTTGGGACTCGAGTCATTGCGTCGAACTACACGGCTCCCAAAGACATCGTGGCCGAAGATTGTTGGAAGGTCGACGGGCAAGCTTTATGGGACGAAATATCTGGAAGCTTTTTCTCAGTGCCGAACATTGGGCAGATAGTCAAGTCAATGAACGAAGCCGTCGAGTCTCGAGACAAGTCGGAGGTCTGCATTGAGACCGCTCAGTCATACGGCACGGAAAAAGTCTTCAACGAAAAATGGCTTCCGTATTTTCAGGAAAACCTAAAGTAGAATAGAGGCGGAGGCATTATGGCAATCACCAACGGATATATCACTTTGAACTTATTGAAAAGTTCTCTCTCAATCGACGACAACATCGACGACGAATTTTTGGAACTCGCTATCGAGTCCGCCTCCCGTCAGATTGACCAAGCTTGCGAGCGTCAATTCTTCCAGACTTCAGCTACTCGAATCTATGCTCCCCGTGACCCATATGTTTGCGAGATAGACGACCTTCTTTCTTTGACCTCCCTCAAGTCCTCAAGCGACGCAGACGGAACTTTCGATATTACCTTCCAACCCAAGGACTACCAACTGGAACCCCTCAATGGAATCGTTGGAGGAATTGAGTCACCGTCAACTCGCATCCGTGTCACCGACGAATATCTTTTTGTCACCGACGGCGGAGAGGCAACCGTTCAGGTTGAAGGAACATTCGGATGGGACGCAATCCCCGTCCAGATTCAACAAGCCACTTTGATTCTCGCCTCCCGTTTGTTCGAGAGAAGAAACAGTCCGCTCGGAGTTGCAGGGTTTGGCGACTTGGGTGCTATCCGTGTTTCAAAGATTGACGCAGACATCGACAACCTAATCGGACCGTTCAAGAAAGTCCGGATGGCCTAATGACCAACATCACCGGAATCCGTGACGGGATTGAAGCAAACCTCGAAACCATTACCGGACTTCGTGGCTACTCAGAGATTCCAGAGAACCCATCGATTCCCGCCGCCGTGGTTGTTCTCAATAACGTGAACTATGACCAAGCGTTTCAGCGGGGACTCACCGAACTAACTTTCACCGTGACCGTTATTGTTGGAAGATTCAACGCCCGGTCGACACAACAAAATCTCAACGCCTACGCTTCGGGTAGTGGAGAGAAGTCAATAAAGACCGCCATTCAATCCGATAGGACCCTCGGAGGAAACGCCGCCGACGTTCGTGTTGAGCAAATGACTAACATTGGTGCGATAGACTTGAATGACGGATTCAACTATCTAGGAATGGATTTTTCCGTTACCGTTTACGCAGAATAAAGGAGAAACAAAGATGGCCAAGTTCATCACCCAAGACTATTCGGTCAGCCTAAACAGCACCGATTTCAGTTCAAGCATTGCCGCCGTTACATTGGAAGAAACCGTGGAGACTCAGGAAACCACTAGCTTCGGCGTAGCAGGTGGAGCACGCACCCGAATCAGCGGACTAAAGGACGCTACCCTAAGCATCGATTTTCACCAAGATTTCGGGGCTTCGTCAATCGATTCAGAATTTCACGATTTGTTGGGCAGTGCAATTCCTTTCGAAATCAAGCCAACCAGTGACGCCACCTCAGCCACAAATCCGGCATATTCGGGGACTTGCATTGTGACCACCTACTCGCCCTTTGCAAACGCCATTGGCGAGCTCGCCACGCTATCCGTGACTTGGGAAGTTACCGGCCCCGTGACCCGTGGAACCGGAGCATAAGGAAAGAAAAATGAATCTCAACCTCCAACTTACTTATCAAGACAAAACAGAAAAAGAGCTAACGGCAATCGCCGCCGACTTGGTTGCATTCGAAGAACGTTTCAATATGAGCGTGACTCGACTCGAGAGAGAGGCCAAGTTGACTCACTTTTTCTTTATGGCTTATTCCGTAGAGAAAAGAACGAAAGCGATTGACGCCAAGTTATCTTTTGAAGATTGGCTAGAGACCGTCGAAAGCGTCGAGGTAAAGAACCCAAAATAATGGAGCCGTTGGGTGAGCAATCCGAACATTGGCAGCTCGCTCACTTGGCTTTCGAATACGGAATTTCCCCGTCTCAATTATTAGCGGAATCGCCACGAATGCTTTTCACGATGGAAAAGTATTTGATTTGGAGAAGTCGTCAGATTGAGAATGCTAAACGTAAACGGTAGGCCCTCCCTTCGGGGAGGGTTTCCCATTCTCAGGGTAGAATTAGACTGAAGGAGTTTCCATTGTTCAGACTTGTTACCAAAAATAAACTCGAGGGCTTAGACCAAGCCGCTAGAGAGTTGAACAAGGTTGACAAGGGAATCATCCGTCAACTAAGAAAAGACCTTGGAAAAGAACTCCGCCCTATCGGTAGAGAGATTGCAAGAGAGGTCGACCCTTTCGCTCCCCTTTCTGGAATGAGACACCAAGGACGCACGGGTTGGAGCCAACCAAAGTCCTCAATCATTTTCCGTCCAACCAGAAAAGCCAAGGGCACTCGGGGAACCCCAATCGTCAGTTTGAAAATGACTGGACGAAATAAACTAGCCGGCTTCGATATTGCCGAACTCGCTGGAGCTAGGGGATTGCAATACTCGACCAACCTCAAAAAAGGACGAGCATTCGTCAGTGCACTGAAAAAGAATTCACCTTTTGGGAATTACAAAGCTGGACGTTTTGGATATGGAGAATTCCTCAAGCGACGTCGAGAGATGGAAAAGATTAGTCTCAGAATCATTGACGACTTCGCCGCCAAGTTCAACAAGAGAGTGAGACGTTTCTAATGGCTATCAATTACCCCGTAGCGTTTAGCGTCGACAAGTCCGGACTTAAGAAAGCAACTGGAGCACTCAAGGACTTCGGGAAGAAAGCCGCTCGAATTGGTGCGGCCGCAGGTGCCGCCGTTGGTGCCGGGGCCATTGCCGCAATCAAAGAGTTCGCAGATTTTGATTCAGCACTCAATCAGTCAATTGCCATTATGGGAGACGTTGACAAGGCCCTTCGTGACAAGATGGCAGACGCCGCCAAGGACGTTGCAAAGTCAACAACCTTTTCCGCCGAAGAAGCCGCCGAGTCTTTCTTCTTCCTAGCGTCCGCAGGTTTGGACGCCGAACAATCAGTCGCCGCTATGCCTCAGGTGGCCAAGTTTGCTCAGGCTGGAATGTTCGATATGGCTACGGCTACGGACTTGGCAACAGACGCACAATCTGCCCTTGGGTTGACAAGTGACGACACAGAAACAAACCTTGAGAATCTTACTCGCACAACCGACGTATTCGTAAAGGCCAACACACTCGCCAACACCTCGGTGGAGCAACTTGCAACCGCTATGACCTCGAAGGCAGGTAACGCCCTCAAGACAGTCGGGAAAGATATTGAAGAAGGTTCGGCCGCCCTAGCCGTATTCGCCGACCAAGGTATCAAGGGCGAGCGAGCTGGAACACTTCTCACCAACACAATCTTCGGACTAACCGACCGAGTCGAAAAGGTCCCGGAAAAATTTGAGGATTTAGGAATCTCCGTCTTCGACGCCGAAGGCAATATGAGAAACTTCAGCGAGATTTCCGCAGACGTTACAACGGCATTCGACGGAATGAGCGAAGAAGCAAAGCTTTCCGAACTTGCTCAGTTGGGATTCAACAAACAGGCCCGTGAAGGTATCTTGGCCCTAGCTGGTAATTCTGAGAAACTTGCAGAATATGAAACGGACCTTCGTGGAGCTGGAGGCACGGCGGAGGACGTTGCCAATAATCAGCTAGAAACTTTCAACGCCAAGATGGATTTGTTGAAATCAAACGTCGAGGTCGCCGCCATTGAAATCGGTGAAGAACTTGTTCCATATGTTTCGGACTTAGTCGACGGACTCATTCCACTAATTGATGAACACCTCCCAACCGTCATTGAATTCTTTGGAAATTTGGCGACCAACGTCACTACCTTGGCCGACGAAATCCAACCTCACATTGACGACCTTCTCCCAACACTGAGAGGAATGTTCGAAGACTTAGAGGAACCACTCACAAACGTCATTGACTTTTTCACAACCCTCGGAGAAGAAGTTCTGGTTCAGGTGAAAGAGACCATTGAAAACCCG